AAGTAGTCAATGCACTTATAGAGCTAAGAGAAATAGAAGTTGAAGAGATTACGTTAGGAGACATATATGAACATTTTACTACTGGGCGGCGCCGGCTTCATAGGTAAAGAGCTAACGCACCGCTTACTAAAAACTCGTTGGAATAGAATTACAGTAGTTGATAACTTGGCTACAAGTAAAATTGATCTTGATGAGTTTGATGAATATAAAAATTTATTTGAGTTTGTTGAAGCAGACTTAAACACTATTGAAGAACGTGCCTTTAGGAAACTATGTAGTCGCAAACATCAAGTGTACCACCTTGCAAGTTCAGTTGGCGTACAACTAGGCGATGAACAACCTAAGCAAACAATGTTTAACAATGTTGCATTGGCAAACAAAATTATACCTATACTAGACGACATAGGAAAGATACCTGTTGTCTATAGTTCCACAAGTGAAATTTACGGCGAAGGTCCTACCTTTAAAGAAGAAGACAATCCAGGCATTGGGTCAAGTTCAAAAGCTCGTTGGGCATATGCTACAAGCAAACTAATGAGCGAACACATGATACGTGCTAGTAGGTTTGACAGCACCATTGTACGTTTCTTTAATATTACAGGACCTAGCCAACTTCCTAACTACGGAATGGTATTGCCAAAGATGATTGAAGCCGCTAAAGCAGGCAAAGATATTATAGTACATGGAGATGGTTCACAAGTAAGAAGTTTCTGTCACATTAAAGATTGTGTTGAAGCACTTGTAAAAGCAAGTGAGAAACCAAATGAAATTTATAATATTGGTGCAGACAATCCTGTGAGCATGAAACAACTTGCTGAACAAGTAATTAAACTATCAGGTAGTAGTTCTAAGATACAGTACGTACCTTACGAAGAAGCATTTACAAAAGAGTTTGAAGACATTATGTATCGTGTACCAAACATTGATAAGATACGCAGTCTTGGATATGAACCTAAGTATTCATTAGACGATATTATTACGGACATGATATGAAAGTACTGTTTATCTTCGCACACCCAGACGATGAATCATTTGGTCCAGCAGGAACAATAATGGCTCACCTTGGTGCCGGCGATGATGTTACAGTAGTAAGTTTATGCAAAGGCAATCGTCCAGGCGCAGACGTAGAAGATTCTAGAAGTACACAATTTCAAAAGAACTGTAAAGCAATGGGTGTCAGTGGAATAATATTAGATCAGTCAGATTGTATAATGACACGACAAGAAACAAGTAATTCTGTAGAACAACTACTGAATAACATAAAACCTGACACAGTGTACACACATTTTATTGGCGATGTACACCAAGACCATAGACTGGTAGCAGAGTGCGTAACTGTTGCTTGTAGACCAAAGCCTGAAAGCAGTGTAACCAAATTACTAATGTGTGAGATACCAGCAAGTACAGAATGGGCCTTTGGTACACATGGAGCCTTTACTCCTAATGTATACATTGATGTAACGCCTTATGCAGGACGTAAAGCAGAACTGTTAGGTTATTATGAAACTGAAGTGTATGATTTTCCTGATGCAAGGTCAGTTGATAGTATGATGCTACAGGCTAATTATCGTGGTAAACAGTGTGGTGTTAGTTACGCAGAAGCGTTTCAATTGGTTTTCGCTCGAGGCCAAACAGCTCTTTAAATCCATACTTCTTTGCTACAGCCTTGTACACACCTTTACAGTCATCATTGTAAGGAAATGCAAACGACTTAGGAAGAAACCCTAAATTGTTTTCAAACCATTTTGCACATTGTTTAGTGTCGTGCATTATGTACGTACTTATTTCAACTAAGTTTTTGAACTGTCCTAGTTTAGCATGACTATAACTGTGACCTCCAATTTCAAACCCTTCGTCTATTAACATCTTTACGTGTTCAAGTGTCATACACTCTTGCCCAAGGTCGTTTACTCCTCGCTGTATAAACGCAGGCGAGATAAAAAATATTGAACGATGATTTGGAAACTTGTGTCGATGTTCTAATTGAGATACTAGACCATCATCGTAGGTAATTGTATCATATGAGCTCAAGTCAACACTAAGGAATGTTTCTTCCATTTCGTGAATTGTAACTATATTGCTCATATTATTAGTTAGTACATTAACTTTGTACGTTCTCTTTTCCTGAACTGTAATTTTCTAAGTGTGCAATGTAATTATCCATTGAATGATCACTAAAGTTATCTATTTGACCTTTTTTAATGCCCATCCACATGCCACGTAGTTTGTCTTTAACCAGTTGCCAACCTGTAGGCTTTCTATAGTTACCAAATGCATTTAGGTAATGTAGTTCGCCACAGTGTCTAAATCCTAAGAATTTTGGTGGAACAGTAGTAACAACGTCATTGTTGTTCTTCCATCTGTGATGCACAGTGCCAAAACTCTTTACGTAAGTTGGCCAACCTACTCTTGGTGAACCATATGTGTATAATTCTTCTGGATTGTTTAGTGTTGTATCACATTCACAACGGTTAGCCATAATAGTTGCCATTGCGGCTCCTAAACTATGTCCACATATCCATAATTTCTTCTTAACGTTAACTGTACGTGCTATATCTTCGCACACCATAGGCCAAAGTTCGTCTACTTCTGCTTTGAATCCTCTGTGTACTCTACTAATTGTTTCAGCAACAACAGGAAATGCCTTTAAATCTGCACTAATGTCATTGAATTCAGTAGGTTGTGTTCCACGGCATGCAATAACTATATCGTCTTTGTTCATAAAACGGTATGCTTGTGCGCCTTCTCTATTGTAAAACTCTACGGTTGTAAAGCCTAAAGTTTTTACTTGCTTTTTTACCTCTTTGATGTTATCATTATAAGCTATACTAGACAGCTTTGCAAACAATAAACTTCGCTGAGGAAAAGATAGTTTCGAAATGTTCATATTATCCCTCTTAAGTGTTGCCCCAATTGCAATACTATTTATAGTTTAAATGCACTAAATACAATAACGGAGTATCTATAATGAAAAAACGTACAAGAAGCATATTAGACGAATTAAACAACTTGGGCCGTAGCCAAGATAATGATCGTTTAATTGAAACAACTGCAAATAACATTATTGAAAGTTCTATTAACTTATTAAATAGAATTAGCAATACATATGATGAAAACACCGCAGGTGAATTAGAAAGACGTTTTTTAAATAGTATACGATCAGGTGATCCACGCAAGTTCAAACGTGGAATAAACAAAATTATTGAGAGCAAAAAGAATGACAAATAAACTCTTTGAAGGCGGATCAATGCCTGGTGTAGGACCTATTCATATAGATGAAATCAAACCTACACTTGCAACAATGGAAAAGCATCTAGGAATAGATCTACAAAACAATGTACTTGGTTCAGTCGGTAAAAAAGAGTTTAGTGGTGACATTGATGTTGCTATACAAGTTGATGCAGATAAGATACCAGAGCTAGTTAAAAAGATAGAAGCATGTCCGTTAGTATTAGACATTGCTAAAAGTTCAGTCATAATGACAAAAGTTAAGATTGAAGGCTACGATGAAAGTAAGCAAACAACAAAACCACGTACAGGTTATGTACAAATAGACTTTATGCCAGGTGACCCTGAATGGATGAAAACATACTATCACTCACCAAGTGACAAAGAGTCAAAGTATAAAGGTGTATTCCGTAATTTAATGATTGCTACTATTGCCGCTTTCCATGATAGCAGAGCATCAGAAGAAACAATTGACGATGGCCGTCCAGTAGAAATAGAACGTTGGATATGGAGCCCGTCAGATGGACTTGTAAGAGTCAAGCGTGTACCTGCACAACGTAAAGACGGCAAGGGCTTTACTAAAAAGAATGTTGATACTAAAGTACAAGAGCCAATCAAAGATAAAAACGGTATTGCTAAAGCATTAAACTTAACTAGTGGTAAAGACTTAAACAGTTTTGAATCGTTGCTATCAGCAGTTGAAGCAAACTACCCTGCTGACAAAGTACAAAAGATTAAAGATAGTTTTGCTAAAAACGGAACAGTAAAAGATATTGGTGTTCCAGATGAACTTCTAACTAAAGAAGGTTTAGCAGACAAACAAATGAATAGAATACTACAACTATCGGGATACAATCGTTATGAGGCTTAGAGAATTTGCAAATAAAAACAGAAAGCCTTTATTAGAAGCAGAAGCTCGCATACAACATGCTGAGGATATAGTTTTTTGGGAAGGAAGTAAAGGTGCTAACAGAGCTTTACAAAGTTTTATCAATATGGAAAAAAGCGGTGTCCAAGATGTCACCATTAAGTGGGATGGAAGTCCCGCAGTCATATTTGGGCGCGACACTGATGGTAACTTTATATTCACAGACAAGTCAGGATTTAGTGCCAAAGGATACGATGGCAAAGCAAAGTCAGCAGACGACTTAGAAACAATGTTTAAGAACCGTCCGGGCTTTGCAAAGAACCCAGAAGGTTATGGCGTAATGATTGGCAAGATGAAAAATGCATATACAGCATTTGAAAAAGCAACTCCTAAAGACTACAAAGGATTCTTTAAAGGAGACATGCTATACTTTGATACACCAAAAGTACAAGATGGACATTATGTGTTTACTCCTAACATTGTTACATATAAAGTAACAACAGACTCTTCCTTAGGAGAGCAAATTGGCGCAAGTAAAACAGGCATTGTTATACACAGAGAAGTTGATAGTGTAGGCAGTGAAGGTCCTTTGTCTAATGCAGATATATTTGAAGGCAATGATGTGTTAGTTGTACCACCAGTACAAGCACAGTCAGCACCACAAATAGACGATACTAGTGTTAAAGAACTTAAAGCAGTTATTGCTAAAGATGCCGCGGCAATGGATAGTTTAATAAACATCAACACACTAACAGAATTAAAAATGAAAGACTTACCAAAGATCTTTTATGCTTATATGAACAGCAAAGTAGACACAGGCTTAGATAACCTAGGCGGTGACTTTATGGATTGGGTTAACAACAACAATAAGATAAGTGGTGTTAAACAAAAGCGTATTGCCGAGTATATAACAAACAACCAACAAGGTTTCAATGCACTATGGGAAGTAGTTGCAAAGATACAACAAGTCAAGGACGATGTAATTTTTCAACTTGACAACCAACCAGGGGCACCTGTAAAACAGAGTATGTCAAACAAAGACGATTCAGTTGATGGCGGCGAAGGATATGTATTAGCACATCCAGGAGGCGACATAAAACTTGTGCCACGTAAAACTTTTAGTAAATACAACAGAGCAGTTGAAAGATAACAATAGGGGAATACTATGAAAATCAATGAAATGTACGAAGGCGATGATTTAGACTTTGACATGAGCGTGGGCGGAGACAGTGAAACTGATTTCGAACAAGAAGCAATGCAAGTTCAATTAATGAAAATTGAAGACAGTGAAGATCATCCAGACATTAAAAATCCAATCCGCACAGTAAAAACTGATGACGGCAAACAAATACGTGTTGAACGCCCAATGGCAGTTGCACTTATGAAAATACTTAAAATGCAGATGCCACCAGACACTAAGATGAAGATTATGAAGGACATTCAAAATTCAGCAGGCTTAGAAAAAATGATGAAGTTCTGTAAAGCAAAGGGCTTAGTTAAGTAAATGGATTTTATTAAGAACATGTACGAAGAAGGACTAGTTGAGAAACACCTAGACGAAGGTGCATGGGCTAATATTAGAGGCGAGCGTGTTAAGCGTTTGTCCAAAGACAGGCAAGTTGCTCTTTACGGTTACTTGGTAGGCGTAGAAAATGCTGTTAAAGCAAGACGCTTTACTGAACTAGCACAAGACGGAAAAGGTGTACCTAGTACCTTTGTACAAGCATATCTACCTATCATAGACATGATAGACGATATAGTAGATGCAGGCCCCGCAGGTATTACACAACTACGCAACTTGCACAAGAGACTTAAAAAATAGCATATATTCACCTATTTTTATTCAAAAGGCTAAATACATATAACAAAAAGCGACAGAGTCGTCGTTTAATGTTGTCATTAGATAAATTATAGGAGAAATAAAATGGCTGAATTTACAAGAACAAACCCAGTAGCAGGCGCAGGATCAGGCTACGACCATGGTGAGCAGTACAGCACATCACAAATTACAGCGATCGAAATCGACGCTGGCGCTTCATTAGCGGCAAAAGACGGAATCGGCGGAGCAATCGAAGCGATTGTACGTGAGTTTTCACCACTTATGTATGTATCAACAGGTACAGCAGGTAAAATCTTTGCAATCATCGATGGACATCACAGTGATGCGGCATCTTTGACTCGTAGACATCAAGCATTAGGAACAGTAGACGGTATTGATTTATCAGCTCAAGTTGTTCTTATTCGTGACTTGGATGCGTTTAGCGCAACATAATTCCTTTACCTTAGGAACGTGATTTACAGCCGTAAGGCAGACGTCACACTAAAAGGGTTCAGTTTTTACTGGACCCTTTTTTTATGGCTATAAGTAATAGTATGAAGTTTCGTATCGACACATTAATAGACATCACAAACACCAGCAGTCGCAGGCAGGATGATGACAAGTATGCTTACAAGCAAGAGGCTAATTTCCAAACCGTATTACAAACAATAGGGTTACGTGTTAATTTAAACTATGACAAAAGTCCAAGTTTTGGCAAATTAAGCGTAGTGAAAAGTTCATTTGGTGATAAATACATAGGTAAGCAAAACGTTTGGTCGTTCGACTTTGAAGTAGAATTTGAAGGAGCAATAGACTTAGCAATGCTTACAAAAGATTTTGATCTTATACCGATCATTATAGGCTTAGACGAAACTATAACAACAGACAAGGCATTGTTTAGAACTAAGGGAAAAGACAAGAATATATCTTTTTCACTAGTTGACTAAAATTAAGGCTAACGACAGAGTTTACTTAATACACAATAACGGAGAACAATGTGTCTGAACTACCTACAACAGAATTAGAAAAAGAGAGCTTAGAAGCTCACGTTGACCTATGCGCTCTTCGATATAAAAGTTTAGACGACCGTTTGTACAAGGTCGAAGAAAAGATTCAAGAAGTACACAAAGACATTAAAGACGGCAATGCATCAATGACTAAGGTTATTATTGGAGCCGCAGGAACTATTGTAGCAGGATTATTATCAACTATTGTTGTACTGCTAATGTCGTTTCCACAATAACACTTTACAAAAAAACTAAATACAATATGTTATTAAGAGAGTTGACATCGAGCCTTGACGAGAAGCGTGTATGGGCTAAGAGCGGAAAGAAAGTTGTACGTAAGTATCGCTGTTCCGGAGGCAAGCGCCATGGACGTATTGTATCTAAGATACAACAATGTTTTGCGGCACCAGACATGAAGAAGCGTTTCGCTATGAAACGATTGAAAGCACGTATTGGTAGCAAGATGACACGTAAGGCACGTAGAACAAAGAGAGTCAATCCAGCGTCACGTAGAGTAGCGGCACTGAATAAAAGGGGACGTTAATGAAGTACGATGATCTCGAAGATATCGACTTAGAGTTCCTAGAAGAAGGTTATGTTCAAATTGCTGGACGTAGCGGAAACAAAATTGTTCGTAAGTATAGATGTACTAGCGGAACACGTAGAGGACGCATTGTAAGCAAACCTAGCACTTGCACTGCTCCTAAGAATGTTGGTAGTAGTATTAACATTAAAAAGGCGAAGCGTAGAAAAGGTGCAGTAATGAGCATCAAATCTAACAGAACCAAGAGAGCTAGAAAGACTAGTAAGCGTTTAGGTGTATTGAATGTACATTCTAGATCTAAATTGAAACCTAGAAAAAGAACAGCGAGAAGAAGATGAGATTTAACGAGTTTAACAAAAAAGTAAATGAAGAACAGTTAGATGAAATCATCCCTGCAATCGGAGCAGTAGCAGGTGTAGCGGCAAAAGCGGCTACAGGTATTGCGAAAGCCGGCGCCAAAGCAGGCGCACAGGCAGCACAGAAAGTAGGAGCGGCGGCAGTCAAAGGCGCACAAGGTGTGGGCAAAGGACTTGCTAAAAAAGTAGCCGCTAAAAATGCAAAAGCATTACAGAAGGCCGTATTGAAGCGAGGGCAAAGTATTACTATGCCTACAGACGGTGGCAAGAAAGTTGCAGACTTCGAAGTGGACGACATCAAGGGCGATGAAGTTACACTAACCAATCCAAAGCCAAAACCAGGCGAACCAGTTAAAACTGTACACAAGACAAAAGAACTTGACCCAATTATACAAAACATGGTGCAAGGACAATAAATGAAACTCAACGAGCTATTACAGGACTTTGTGATTTTTCAGACTAACGAAGAATCAGAAGTATTAGAACGGCTTGAAGGCATTAAAGCAATCGAAACATTTAGTGAACGAGAACAAGCCATAATTGAGAACTTAATACGTAAAAGTCTAGTAAGTAAAGTACAGCGCAATGGATCTACTCTGGTGATGGTAAATGAACTCTAAAACACTTAGTCCTGAATTAGTAAAAGAATTAGAAACTTTGGTTAATAGCAATATTGATATGAGCCTGTTTCCCTATGTCAAAGGCAAGAGTATACGTATTAAACATATTATTATACGTGAAACAAATTTTGGCTTTTTAGTATTTGATACTAAAAACAATAAAGAAATTGATAAAATGTTCTGTAAAACAAGTGCAGTAGCACTAGCAAAGACACTTGCTACAGATCCAGAAAGCAATACAAATGAGATTATGAAACTAGATTATGAAGTTATGAAGAACTTTAATGACGCAATGTTTCATAGACACATGATGAAAGTAACAAAAGACTCGATTAAATACGATGTAGCACAGTGCAGATACGATATTGCATACTGTAGAACACAATCTGCAAAAGAAAGATTGGACCAGTATATCTATTAACGATGATAAATAACTATAACAACAGTTCACAGGAAGAGAATTAAAATGAACATCAGAGAGATATCAAAACCAGTAACAGCAAAGGCGCTTAACGAGAGTCTTGCCAAAAGATTCGGCAAGCGTATTGCATTAGAAACATTTACATTAGAGCAGTTACAAAATGCTCAGAACAAATTACGTACAGATTTATTTAACGTTGAAACTACTGAAAGTTTTAACTCAGTACAGCGCGAAGCATATCAAAAATCAAAGCTCTTCCTTGATGTATTGAATGCTGAAATTGCAGAGCGTGAGAACATAGGTGAAGGTGCTAAGCCAGACTTCCTTGACATGGACAAAGACGGCGACAAAAAAGAACCTATGAAAAAGGCTATTAAGGACAAGAAGAAGAAAAAAGTAAGTGAAGGTGCTGAAGAGCAAGCTGAATTAGTAATGGCGGCAAAAGATATGGTGAACCGCATTACAGGTTGGATGGAAGACACAGCAGAAATGCAAACAGAGTCAATGTTAGAACTTGCAGACTCAATTCGTGATGAAATGGGTTCAGAGCAGTCAGAGGCTTTTGTTAATATTGTGAAACCAGCTCTTGAAGCATTATATACAGCATTAGAAGCAACACGTGAAGCAACAACTCAAGGTGTTGGACTAATGACAGGCGAAGAAATGCCTGAGCAACCAATGGGCGACGAAGTAGCACCTGAAGGCGAAGCAGAAATGGAACCAACCGTAGATGCAGAAGCTGGCGCTATTGACGCTGAACTACCTGCAGATGACGATGGCATGGGCGCCGCTGATGCCGCAGTAGGTGGCGAAGAAGAAGCAGGTCGTGCAAAACGTGAAAGCGTAGAGAGAAGCAGAAAATTAGGTACTATTCTTTCAAAAAAAAAGTAAACGAAGCAAGTGATGCTTCCAAATTAGTTTTAATTCTTAGAAACAGACTCGCTGATGCAAACTTGAAAAAGCAAGCAAGCGAGTTTTCTTTTGATGCACTTAACAAACTAATGCGCAATAGTAACCGCGAACAGTTCGACTACAGAACGTTCAAAGCGGCTTATGACAGTGATGAGCGTGTAAAGTCTATGGTTAAGAACTTTAACCAAGACGGTATAACACTCAAAACTGATACAGATGCAGATACTTCTGCACCGCAACAAGACACGGGAAACAAGAAAGTAGCCCAAATGGCAAAACGAGCCATGTCTAAAGGTCAATAAACTCTTGACAACTAAGTAAAAATAGCATATAATGTATGCTTAACAAGGAGAAACTATGTCTCGAACAAACGAAGAAATCGTAGAACAAATAGAATCAATTATTGCTTCTCAGATTAAACCTGCTGTTGCAAGGCACGGTGGAATCATTAATTTTAAGAGTTATGACGACGGTGAATTACTACTAGAGCTCAGTGGAGCATGTGCAGGTTGCGCAGGTAGTAAGATGACACTCAAAATGGGTGTTGAAAGAATTATCAAAGCAAACGTTCCTGAAGTAGAATTGGTCGATGCAGTTGATGACGAAGATAGCGAAGTCGATCCATACTATGACAAGGGAACCGTAAATGTCCTTAATTACAAAGACGTTTGATTACCAGCCAATAAACAGAAAACAAGTAGACGGTAAAAGAAAGTACATGACGCCTGACGGAGGCGCTGTTGCTAGTGTTACTACTATACTTGATGCTACTAGTGATAAGTCAGGACTTATTGCGTGGCGTAAACGTGTTGGCGAAACTAAAGCAAGAGAAATTACAACCGAAGCGGCAGGCGTTGGAACACGTATGCACAAGTACTTAGAAGACTACATTGAGTTTGGCGAATGGCCTACTCCAGGTAGCAATCCATTTGCTAAGAAAGCTCACGCAATGGCTACACAAGTACGTGACAATGCAATGGTTGATGTAGACGAAATATGGGGCAGTGAAGTTGCACTATATGTTCCACAGATGTATGCTGGTACTACTGACTTAGTTGGCAAGTACAAAGGCAATCCGTGTATTATGGACTTTAAACAGACTAATAAGCCTAAGAAGCTAGAGTATGTACAAAACTACTTCTTACAGCTAGTAGCATACGCAGAAGCACACAACGAAATCTACGGCACTAACATACGTGAAGGACATATCTTTATGTGTAGCCGCGGAGATGACGGTATGGAGCTCGGAGGAGAAACATATCAACAGTTTGATGTATGGCCACATGAGTATGATGAGTGGCGTAACGAATGGTACAATAGAGTCTACACATATTACGAGAAGTTCGCATAAATACATAATAAATGCGTAGGAGATAGCAAGTGGCTGTTGTACAGATATCAAGAATACAAGTAAGAAGAGGTAAAAAAGGTACTAGTAATATCCCTCAACTTGCGTCAGGTGAAATAGGTTGGGCAGTAGATTCCCAAGAACTTTACATAGGAAACGGATCAGTAAGTGAAGGTGCTCCACAAGTAGGAAACACTAAGATACTTACAGCCGCTGATAGTATTTTTGAAATATCAAGTAGTTACGAATATAAGAGCGGAGTATCTTATATACAAACTGGAGCCACTGCCAAAGTACCTACTACTAGTTCATTACAAAAGCGTTTAGACTATGATGTATACGTTGCTAACTTTGGAGCAGAGCATGACACAAGTGTTATTCAAACTCCAGCATTACAACGTGCAATTGATAACATCTTTTTAAACACTAAATCATCTCCAGAGAACAGATATGTATTACATCTTGCTCCTGGTATGTATAAAATTGATAACAGTCTTAAGATACCGCCTTACACTACACTAAAAGGTGCAGGCAAAGACAAAACAATTATCGAACAAACTACTAACAATCCAATATTTGTTACAATTAACGGTTCTAGTACAGTAGGCAACTATGATACAACTACAGCACTAACAGCGGCTAACCAAGCAACTAATATAGAAATTAGTGATATGACACTACAATATCATAATGCCGCAACTAACATATACAACACAGCGATTGACTTACAAAGTAGTTTATACGGTCGCTTTTCTAACTTAAAAATTAAAGCACATTGGGACGGCGATGGTGTACAAGCAAACAGCATTGCTATTAACCTTAAGAGTTTTAGTGCTTCTATTAGATCAAAAGATAACTTATTTGAAAACTGTGACATTGAAGGCTTCTGTTATGGAGTGAACAGTTCTTATGATATCGAAGACAATTCGTTTAGAGATTTTACATTTAAAACATTATTAATAGGTGTACGTTTAGGTAACGGCATGCCAGCAGTAGACTATACTGATGCCACTGACCTTGCTGATAAATTAGGACAAGGTGAAGCATACGGTCCTAACAACACACTAATTGAAAACAGCACATTCAAAGAAATTTTTGCACAAGCATTTGTAGTTGACAAAGGATTTAGAAATACTTCACTTAACAACAAATACTATGACGTAGGTAATGATGGAGGTACGAGTGCAAACGTAACTACTTCCGTTATTAAATTTGTAACAGCAGGTAACCATACTTTAAATGATTACTTTCAGCGTACAGAAGATTTATCCTACGGAGCGGACTACGTTACTGTAAGTGATACAGGCGGCAATAACTGGGATAGCGACACTGTTGAATATCTACCAGAAGTTGAAGGCATTGCTACATTTGCAAATACTACAGTCCATTCAGTTACCCCAGTAAACACAGCAGGTAATTGGGCAACTGCCTTTAGGTTACCAGCTGATAGATCTAAATCATACGAACTCCAGTATCACTATAACAGTGACAACGTAAATGGTGCTCGTCATGGTACACTTAATGTTCTTCTTGACAAAGAAAACAACAATATTAGTGTAACAGATGATTTTGAGTTCATAGGTAACGATAATTCCGTATCAGGGGACGGAAATAACTTGACATTTAGAGGAAAGTTTGTTAATGTAGTTAATAGTACAACAGGAGCAGGACCAACAGTGTATATTGAAATGAAAAACGCTACGTCCGAGTCTACAGTTATACTACCAACTTTAACTTTTACTATTACGTCAAGGACTTAATGTTTACAAAAAAATATGAGGAACAACTTGCAAGTTGGAAGGAGTTCAGGGACTCTTTAGAGACCGCTGACGAGCCTTTCGAGCAAGTAATAGACTTTTACAAGCAAGCACCAAAGACTAGTATTACGTGTGATCCGTGGGATCAAAAAGCGTGGCTAGGACCGTGGGAGCTTTTGAGAGAGAATTGTTATTGTGACTTTGGAACCGTACTAGGTATGGCGTATTCACTACAGTTAACCGATCGGTTTGCTGGGTCAGAATTCGAGATACATATCAGTACAAACAGAAAACAATCAGAGACGCATTACCTTTTAGTCGTGGATAAATCCACAGTTGTTGGCTACAATGGTGAAGTCGTTTCTCATGAGGAATTACCAGATGCACTTCACTCGCAAAGAGTCTATCACTTACAAGAGCAACAATAAATACCTCGTAACAAAAATAAATTATTAGAAGAATTATGAAAGAACAGGAGACGCAAATGAGTAATGGCATTCACATTGTAAAACGAAACGGTAGTAAAGAACCAATTAACATTGACAAGATACACAAAGTAGTGGAACATGCATGTGAAGGCATTTTTGGAGTAAGTAGTAGCCAAATTGAAATGAATGCTAACTTACAATTTTATGATGGAATGAGTACAGCAGAGATTCAAGAGATTATGGTACGCAGTGCAAATGATCTTATTTCATTAGAAAATCCAAATTATCAATATGCGGCGGCAAGACTATTAACTTACGGGTTATACAAAGATGTGTTTGGAGAGTTCCTTGCACTACCATTTATAGATATTATTAAAGCAAACATTGAACGTAAAGTATATGACGCAGGCATTTTAGATTCTTATACAGAAGAAGAAATTGCATCATTAGATGCTTACATTAAGCACAAGCGTGATGAGAACTTTACCTATGCAGGCATGCGTCAAGTAGTTGACAAGTACTTGTGTCAGGATAGATCTTCAGGACAAATATTTGAGACTCCCCAGTTCATGTATATGATGATTGCGGCTACATTGTTTGCTAACTATCCAAAGGAAACACGTATACAATACGTGAAACGTTATTATGATGCAACATCATTATTTAAAGTTAACATACCTACGCCAGTTATGGCAGGAGTACGTACTCCAATACGTCAATTTGCTAGTTGTGTTCTCGTTGACAGTGACGACACTCTTGACTCCATATTTGCTAGTGATATGTCTATCGGACGATATACCGCGCAGAGAGCAGGAATTGGTATCAATGCTGGACGTATACGAGGCGTTAACGCAAAGATTAGAGGAGGAGAGGTTGCACACACAGGAATAATTCCGTTCCTTAAAAAGTTCGAAGCAACTGTACGTTGTTGTACACAGAATGGTGTACGTGGCGGCAGTGCAACTACACACTTCCCGTTTTGGCATCAAGAGATTGAAGACATCCTTGTACTAAAGAACAACAAAGGTACAGAGGACAATCGTGTACGTAAACTAGACTATTCAATTCAGCTTAACAAAACTATGTATGAAAGGTTATTAGCCGGCGGCGATATAACTCTTTTCTCGCCACATGATGTGCCTGGTTTATACGAAGCATACTTTGGTGATCCAGATGAGTTTAATGAACTTTATGAAAAGTATGAACGTGCTACAAGTATCAAGAAGAAAAAGATCCCAGCTATGGAATTGTTTAGTGCGTTGATCAAAGAACGTGCAGAAACAGGACGTATCTACATTATGAATGTTGATCACTGTAACACACATAGTTCGTTTGAAGATAAAGTTTACATGAGTAACTTGTGTCAAGAGATTACACTACCAACTAAGCCACTTAACCATATCGATGATGAAGAAGGCGAAATTGCTTTATGTATTTTAAGTGCTATCAACGTAGGTACACTAAAAGAACTAGATGACCTAGAAGACTTATGTGACCTAGCAGTAAGAGCATTAGAAGAAATTATTGACTATCAACGCTATCCAATTAGAGCGGCAGAAGTTAGTACAAAAGCAAGACGTTCACTAGGGGTAGGCTACATTGGACTAGCACACTATCTTGCTAAGAATCATGTTAAGTACGAAGACAAAGAAGCATGGACACTAGTACACAATTTAACAGAAGCGTTCCAGTACTACTTGTTAAAAGCAAGTAACAAATTAGCACAGGAAAGAGGTGCTTGTGAATACTTCAACCGTACTAAATACAGCAAGGGCATTCTTCCTATTGACACTTATAAGAAGGATGTTGATGCAGTAGTAGAGAATAAGTTACATTATGATTGGGATACTTTACGAGTACAGATTAGGGAACACGGGCTCAGGCACAGCACATTGTCCGCACAAATGCCTTCGGAGAGCAGTTCCGTTGTGTCGAACGCTACCAACGGAATCGAACCTCCTAGAGGTTACTTGTCCGTTAAGAAAAGCAAAAAAGGGCCTCTTAAGCAGATTGTTCCACAGTATCAAACTCTAAAGAACCACTACACGTTGTTATGGGATATGCCAAGCAACGAAGGTTATATTAATGTAGTAGCAGTAATGCAAAAGTTCTTTGACCAAGCAATTAGTGGTAACTGGAGTTACAATCCAACACACTACGAAAACAATGAAGTGCCAATGAGTGTAATGATTAAAGATTTACTAACAACTTACAAGTTAGGTTGGAAGACAAGTTACTATCAAAACACTTATGACTATAAGGAAGATCCTAGTGAAGGATTTGTTGAAGAAGAGTTACCAGCTTTAGAAGCAGGTGTAATAGATGAAGATGGCGAATGTGAGGCATGTGCAATTTAATAGTTGACACAGCTCTTAAAAGAAGTTACAATACAAGAGCGATGATAAGGAAGTAAGAGAAATGGCTAAGACAGTTTTTAATAAAGAAAAAGTAGATTTCACCAAACAGAATATGTTCTTTGGTGCTGATCAGAATACACAACGTTATGATGTGTTTAAGTTCCCTGTGTTTGATAAACTAAATCAAACTATGCTAGGATACTTTTGGCGTCCTGAAGAAGTAAGTTTGCAAAAAGATAGAGCTGACTTTACTAACTTTAGACCAGAGCAAAAACATATCTTTACCAGTAACCTAAAGTATCAAACACTGCTTGACAGTGTACAAGGACGTGGACCGTGTTTAGCATTTTTGCCACACGTAAGTATTCCTGAACTAGAAGGTTGTATTGTTACTTGGGACTTCTTTGAAACAATTCACTCACGTAGTTATACACACATTATGAAGAATGTATATGCTGACCCAAGTGAAGTATTTGATACTATTCTAGATGATGAAAAAATTATTGCTAGAGCACAAAGTGTTACTAAGCATTACGATGCATTTACAGAAGCCGCTGATGCGTATACACATCGCAACAAAGGCAACATGCGTGATGTTAAGAAGAAACTTTATCTTGCAATGCAAACAGTAAACATCTTAGAAGGTTTACGTTTCTATGTAAGTTTTGCATGTACGTTTGCATTTGGCGAGCTAAAACTAATGGAAGGCTCTGCAAAGATTATTTCATTAATTGCTCGTGACGAAGCACAACACTTGGCACTAAGCACACACGTATTAAAGTTGTGGGCGCAAGGCAAAGACGATCCAGAGATGGCAGAGATTGCTAAAGAGTGTCAAGAAGAAGTATACGACTTATGGCGTGAATGTGTTGCAGAAGAAAAAGACTGGGCAAACTATTTGTTTAAAGACGGTAGTATGATTGGTCTTAATGATACACTACTACATCAGTATGTAGAATACATTGCTAACAGACGTTTGAAAGCACTAGGTATGAATGCAATATTTGATGCACCAGTAAACACTAACCCGCTACCATGGACACAGCATTGGCTATCTAGCTCAGGCTTGCAAGTTGCACCGCAAGAGACAGAAGTTGAAAGTTATATCATTGGTGGCATCAAACAGGATGTTGATAAAGACAGCCTAAAAGGATTTAGTTTATGATAACCATATATGGTAAACCTGCTTGTCCTTATTGCGATAAAGCAAAAGCAATGTGTGAGAAGTATAATTTAGAATACGAGTACAAGCAACTAGATGTAGATTTTACTCGAGAAGACTTATTTGAAACATTTCCAACTGCTAGAACATTCCCACAGATTATTATAGGTGGAAACAAAGTAGGTGGTTACGAACAAATGGTTGCATATATTGATAACACAGGGTACAATGGTACCGGATTTACTCTATAGGTGATAGATGCTAGTAAACCCAGAAACTTGTAAAATATTCAACCTTCCAAATGTTGGATATATGGTAGACACAGTACCGCAAGAAATAATGCAAGCAGTAAGACAAGAAACAGATGGTATATTTGAATCAAACTTTACAAACAGTGCTCCTAAGAATCAAGACTTAGTAGGACATATTGATAAAGAGTTTGAGATGACTAGATGTAATAGTATACTTGAACCATATGTACAAGAAATGACTCGTGTATATCAAGATGTGTTTAAGTATTCTACAATACAAAGATCTGAGTTAGTAAGCCTTTGGGCAAACTACCAAGAGAAGTACGAGTTCAACCCTATACACGATCATGACGCAGATATAAGTTTTGTGATATGGGTAAAGATTCCTTACAATAAGGAAGACGAACAAAAACAATTTACAAAAACAAACGAACGAGCAGTAAACGGAGAATTTCACTTTATTTACTCTGACGTATTCGGCAACCGAGGATCATTATGTCCTCAAGAACAAGAAGGCGGTATTGCTTTATTTTCTTCAAAGTTGCAACACATGGTGTATCCATTTTATACATCTGATGAGTACAGAGTAAGTGTAGCAGGAAATCTACTGTTTGAAAACAGCACATACAGGAAATAATATGTTATTAGAAAAACCAATTTCATCAGGCGACACAGTAAGTCTAAAATTAAACGCAGGCGAAGAAATCATTGCCAGATATGATTCAGAAGATTCTGATGTAGTTACACTTCACAAGCCAATGGCATTAATTGCACAAGGACAAGGTCTAGGATTAGCACCATTTATGTTTAGTGTTGACCCTGATCATTCAAAATTTAAGATCAAAGCAAACGCAATAGTATGTATAGCAAGAACTGAAGAAGGACTTGCAAAGCAATATACTGAAAAAACTACTGGTATTGTAACTTAACCTAAAGCACCACAGAGTCCGATAAATATACTAAAGGATAGTATATGATTAGACGTGGTGCACCATTTGATAAAGATAACTTCTTTAATATTCCGCCTGTAGATGCGGGAGAAATAAAACCACTATATACGTCTAAAGTTGATAGAGTTGACGGTGAACCAATTACCCAAACTCCGTCTAATTACTTTGATGGTGGTTATATTCCATTAGCAGGTACAGCGACTTACGATCCTAATGTTACTTACGGACCAAACAGTCCATTGATAGAGGATTAATAAATGTCGGAAGACTCTACGCCAGATCGCGGTAGTATATTAGTAAGACGCGGACCAACAGCAGATAGACAAGCATTTACACCGCTTAATGGTGAAGTTATCTACGACACCGAAAACGATCAACTGTATATAGGTGATGGTGTAACAGGTGGAGGTAAGCCTGCATTTGGTGATAAGATAAAAGTTGATGTAGTTGGCAACGTAACTGAAATAATGATGCGTGGCGAACAAGATCGTCCTAGTCCAACTGATGGTTTATTTAGATACAATCCTAACACACAAAGTTTAGAATATTCTGATGGCGAAGACTACTATCTAGTAGCAAGCACACCATTCCAAACAAGCACCAATGTATTATTTGTTAGTCCTAACGGTAAGGATGATAACACATACGGCGAGAAGCGTGGTAGAACTCCAGGGACAGCATTTGCTAGTTTAAATGCGGCTTGTAGAGAAGCAGAACGTGTTGTTAATAGAGCAAGCAAGGGCTTAGGTCCATATCAAAAGTTTATTACATATGACAGTCAAGTAAGCCAAAAGAAAAGTACTATCATAGCAATAGCAGACCAAGGCGACTTTAAAGTTCTTAATGTTGGCAAAGGTGCTAGTTTCTTAGATGCACAAACAGAGTTACGCAGTGGCTTTAGAATACTTGGTATGACTAGTGGTGCAACTGCTATTATAGAAGAATACAATATACAATCAACAGAGAACTATGATGAATTTATTGTTAATGTTGAAGATGGTACATTTGTACAAGGCGAGGAACTAAAGTTTGGCAATCCTATTCCAGGAGTTCCATACAGTGCATTTAAAGCCGCAGGCACATCTTATCCTGAAATAACAATTAGAGTTGAAAGTGGAATTTACTTTGAACACTTTCCAATGAAGGTTCCAAACAATACTTCTATTAAAGGTGATGAGTTTAGACGTAGTATTATTAGACCACGTCCTGGTGCAAGTGCTAGTCCATATGCAAACATACGTTTTAAAAGAGATGCTGTAAACCTTGGACTAGATCCAGCAGTAGTTGGCAATCTTCCTTTTGGTGCTCACTACCTAGCAGACCGTAACAATCACATATACAACTATGCAGAAAATGTAGGCGACTATGACGAAGCATATAAAACATTAAGTACAGCGTCAACAAAGAAACAACTAGCAGACAGCACAATTAATTTTATTACTACAACGTACCCAAGTTTAGTATATGATGTAGCAAAGTGTAGACGTGACGTAGGTTATATAATTGATGCCGCGGCATTGGATATGTTATATGGAGGCTTTAATGAAACATTATTTGCCGCACTAACATATCAAGGACAACTACCAGGCGATCAAGTTACAGAAACAGCGGCGGCTATAGACCATCTAAAAACACAAACAAGTATGTTACTTGAAAGTGCTGAACAAAGTGTAGTTGAAGACTTAATTGGTTCAGTAGCAGAAATAATTAGAGGAAACTTTAACGCACCTAAAGACAATGATGAGATGGATGTGTTGTTAATGAATGACGCAACTATCATAAGAAATATCAGTGTACAAGGGCATGGCGGATTTATGGAAGTGTTAGATCCAGAAGGACAAATACTTACTAAGTCACCTTATACACAAACAGCATCAAGTTTCTCAAAATCAAAAGCACCTGATGTAAGTTTTGCAGGTGGTATGTTTATTGACGGATTTGCTGGTAACTTAGATGCACGTATTAAACAAATAAACAGTCCAACTGAAATTGTTATTGATAATGTGTTTAGACAACCACAAACTCCAACTAGTTTCTTTATTGACGGCACACGTTTTCAAATAGACAAAGCAGACACAGTAGGAGTAGGTGCAGGAGAATATCGTCTTATTTTAAACGATAACACACCTTGGACGCTTGCTTACTACCAAATTGTAAACGAGACCGCTGTAGCGTTGCCTACGGTGCCCTACAACATAGAAATACTTACTGCTGGTAACATCAGTATGTTAGGTAATGACTTTACACAAATTAACGATTTAGGTTATGGTGTGTACACAACCAACAATGCACGTTCAGAGCTTGTTAGTGTATTCTGTTACTATAACCACATAAGTTATCTAGCAGAGAATGGATCAGACATACGTTCATTAAACGGTTCAACAGCATACGGTGACTTTGCTCTTGTTGCTAAAGGCAGTGATCCATTAGAAGTAAGCGACCAAGTGTTTGTTGACCAAGATACAATACAAATTGGTACAGCGTTTACTACATCAGACTATCCTAACGAACAAAACGATACAGTACTTTATGTTACTAACTTAGATTACGAACCATTTAATGTAAGTGAAGTTGAAATAGATCACAATGGTGGCACCGACTTAGAAAACGAACCAGTATTCTTAAACAGATATGAAGTAACAAGTGTTACAGCAGTTGACGGAACAAGTCCACAAGTTTATCAACTTAACATTGCAGTCGGTATAGCAAGTAAACCTGGTATACAAGTTGACGTTCCTAACGCAACTAATGTAATTATTAGAAATGGACAAGTTGTTAAGTACAACGGCATTGTAGATGTTAACCCAACAAGACCTAGTACTGCTCTTGTATATGATGATGACCCAGACAAAGTATATCGTGTACTTGCATATGATGTTGCAGGCTTGCCAGTAAATGAAGCACGTATTACTCTTAGAGAAACATACGATTATGTAAAATTAGTATTAGATGAAACAGCAGGTGCTGTAGCAGGATCCGGACAAGTTGGCGATACAACAATACGTCTTGATGTTGACTTTGATGTAAATGAAAAGTCTAGAATAGACACAGCAAACAGTGCAGGTACAGGTTACATATTTGCTTTCAATGATACTGTACACGAAATTACAGCATACAGAGATAAAGCAACTACTGGACAACTATATGCAGAGGTTGACTTTACTCCGGCACTAACAAAATCATTTGGATCATACTCAGACAAACCTACAATGCGAGCAGGTGTACAAGCAGGACACGTTGCTAGAATTACTGTAGGTATTAGTACACTAAGATGTACAGGACATGATTTACTTGACATTGGTACAGGAAGTTATCAAACATCTAGTTACCCAAGAGAAATTTATGGACAGCCTGAGATAGCGGCAAGTCAACCAAAAGAAGTAGTTGAAGAAGGCAAAGGTCGTGTGTTTTATGTAACCACTGACCAAGATGGTAACTTTAGAGTAGGTGACTATTTTAAGGTTGATCAAGGCACAGGTACTGTTACATTCTCAGCAAGTATTGCTCTTTCAAACTTAGACGGTATTGGATTTAAACGTGGTGTTGCAGTTAGTGAGTTTTCAACTGACGATGCAATGACTGACAATGCAAGTGATACTGTACCAACTGAAAGTGCAGTACGCAGTTATGTAAACAGAAGACTAGGACTTACACATGCAAACGTTATACAACCTGGCAAAATTGGACCTGGTTATTTAGACTTAACAGCAACACAAGCATTACAAGGTAACCTAGACTTAGCGAACTTCAAAGTAGAGCGTATAGCAACGCCTACAGTAAGCACAGACGCCGCTAACAAAGACTTTGTAGAAACTTATGCTAATAGTAAAACATTTGAAGTTAACAGTAAAAGTGCAAACGTAGACAACAGTATAGTATTGAATACAGACGATGTACAGGAAGTTACAAGTCCGTTATCGCCAACAAACTTATACTTTACAAATGCAAGAGCCAGAGGTGCAATAAGTGCAACTGACTTAGGAGGCGATGGTAGTTTAACATATGACAACACCACAGGTGTTATTAGTTATACAGGTCCTAGTGCTTCAGAAGTAAGAGCTCACTTTAGTGCCGCACAAACTGGCGGAGATGGTGTAACACGTTATGGTGGATTAGAATACGACACTAACAACGGAACTTACACATACACAGGTATATCGTTAGATGAAATACGTAGTGCATTTACCGTAACAGGTAGTATTACTTATAATGCGGCTACAGGTGAAATAGAATTCGACGAAAAGACAGATGGCGATATTAGAGGCTTGTTTAGTGCAAGTGGCGATCTTAATTACAATGTAAACACAGGTGTGTTTAGTGTTACTAAATTTACAACATCAAATGCAAGAGCAAGTATCACAAGTGCTAACACACCAGACGGTGCTGGCGAAGTATATTATGGATCATTAGCATACAACAATAGCACAGGTGCTATGACACTTACTGGTGCAAGTAGAACACAAGTAAGAAGTGCTTTAAGTGTATCAGGTGATTTAAGTTATAATGCGGCTACAGGTGAATTAACATATAACGAACGTACTGACAATACCATACGTGGTTTGTTTAGTGCAAGTGGTGATGTTACTTACGATGACAGTACAGGTGAGTTTAGTTTTACACAGAGTGCTATTGGATCAGGTGATGTACGTTCTAACGTAAGTGCAAGTGACGCAGGCGGATTAGGATCATTTTCCTATACTGAAAACACAGGTGTATTTGAATACACAGGACCAAGCAATGCTGACATTAGAGGACTATTAAGTGCTACTGGTGATATAACATACAACAGTGCAACAGGTCAATTTAGTTTTACTGATACTGATCGTTCAGATGCAGACATACGTGGATTATTTAATGCCAGTGGCGATTTAACTTATGACGCACTTACTGGTAACTTTAGTTTTTCAGAAGGCGCACAACGTACAGATGCTCAAATACGTAACTTGTTTAGCGGTGGCGGCGATCTTAGTTATAGTAGTATTACTGGTGGTTTCAGTGTTACTAAAACTAAAGTTGGTATAACTGGAAGTGAAGCAAGTGGAACAATTACTATTGCAGACGGTGGCAGTGTTACAGCAACACAAATCGGTAATACAGTTACACTAACAGGTGTTGATACAACGTATGCCCTAACAGTAAATAATGCAACAGGTGATACTGCCGCTGATCAAACAAGAGTAAGATTATCAGATGGTGCTACTAACCAGGATGTATTATTTGCAGGCAGTGCCGCAATTAATGTTGCTGGTGCAAATAATAAAATTACAGTTACACATGCTGACACTTCTAACAATCAAGAAAGCGTTAGCAACTCAGCAAACGATACAGTTATACAAAGTATTAGTGTTGATGATTTTGGTCACATCACTGACATCAGTTCTAAAACACTTAGCATAGAAGATTTAGGTACACTTGCTGACTTAGGTTACTCAGGTACAAATGATGCTGATACATATACAAGTTGGGGAATTAAAGCCAACAGTGGTGAAGCAACAGCAATTACTTCTGGTACTAATATTAATTTTGTAGGATCAGGGGCAACAACTATTACTCCTTCATCAGGACCTACAGTAACAATCAGTTCAACTGATACTATAATTGATGTAGACGATACTCCAGTAGATGGTGCAACTACATCAGCAATATCAAGTAATTGGGCGTTTGACAATGTTAAAACAGCAGTACCTGCAAATGCATTGTTTACAGATACTAACACATTTAGAGCCATTAGTAGTACTCCTACTGATGGTGCAACTACTACATCAATTAGCTCAGACTGGGCATTTGATAATGTTAAAACAGCAGTACCAACAGGTGCATTGTTTACAGATACAAACACTGACACAACATATTCAACTGCAACGTCTTCAACACTTGGACTTGTTAAAATTGGTGCTACACCAAGTGTTGCTAAAACATATGCAGTACAACTTGACAGCAACGATAAAATGTTTGTTAGTGTTCCTTGGGATACAAATACTAACACAGTAACTAGTGTAGGCATAAGCGGAAGTGAAACCACAGGCACAGTTACTATTGCTGGTGCAGGTAATGTTACAGCAACACAAGTTGGCAGTACTATTACACTAACAGGTAGTGCAAGTGCTACAGACGTTGCTGTTACAAATACATCAAGTGATGCAAGTGAATGGAATGTTGCGTTTGTTGCAAATGATGGCGCACAAAGTATCAACATTGATAAACATTCAAGTGGTACTGGCGGACTATCATATATTCCTAGTTCATCAACACTAAGAGCAACAACCTTTGCTGGTAATTCTAATACTGCTAACTACGCTGACTTGGCAGAAGTCTATACCAGCGATGCTGATTATGAACCAGGCACAGTTGTAGCATTTGGGGGTGAACAAGAAGTTACTATATCAACAGGATTTGCTAACACTAGAGTAGCAGGAGTAATTTCCGAATTCCCTGCATACTGCATGAACTCAAATGAAGATGGTGCAGTAGTAGCACTACAAGGTAGAGTACCAGTAAAGGTACTAGGTAAAGTACAAAAAGGTGATATGATGGTAACCTGTGGTACTAAGCCAGGCTATGCAATGGTAGCACGTTATTTTATAGGCGGCGCAGTAATAGGTAAAGCACTTGAAGATAAAGACACCGCAGGCGAAGGTGTAATAGAAGTAGTTGTAGGGAGAATGTAATGCCAGAAGTAGTAAGAACAAATGTAGACGTACACGAAGGACATGCTTCACCTAGTCCAGGACCTTATCATCAAACTAGTTATAACGTAGGATCTCCTGATGTGTTTACTAATAACGAAGCAACTGTTAGGGTAGGAGATACTACAGTTTGTGGAGATCCAGCAGATGCAGGATCAGATACAGTGTTTGTTAACAACATACCAGTACACCGAAAAGGTGATGCAACTGGAGGTCATGGTAGTTGGGTACCAAATGCGGCTAGCACCGGAAGTCCTGACGTTTTTGCAAATTCATAATAAACCACATTTAAGACCCCTTAGATGTACATTCATTAAATAATATTGACATTAACAACAATAGGAGAATGTAATGAGTGAATTATCACAACACGATCAAATCGTACAAGCCTTTAACAACTATCTAACAGAAGCATCGACTTTTGATGAAAAAGGTGTTAAAGCGGCCGCGGCAAGAGCTAGAAAAGCACTTGGTGACTTAGGCAAGCTCACAAAATCACGTAGAGCAGAAATACAAGACAAAAAGAACGCAATGTAATGATCAGTCGTATGTGGGAATATTGGTGTAAGGCCATTGGACAAAAAGCATACGATGATGATCTAAGAGCAGACAGAGTAGCACTTATCCGTACTGGCTGGGTGCTTCTCCATATAGTAACATGCTGTATGATTATTGCGGGTAACACAAAATTATTGTTAGGAGATTAGAAATAATGTTACATAAAAATCTAGTACTACATAAATTTGAGAATGGTTTTAGGATCTTATCCACAAAAGATTTAGATGACAAGTTCTTTGTTATTGATGAAGTTAAATTAGATATTGGCGACGAATTCAGAGTAGGTCCAAATGGATACTTTGAGAAGATTGGCAATATGACTCAATTAGTAAGCAAATTTCAAAAAGAAGACATTGTGTAATGATGTGGGTTGACTACAACATTGACCAAATCGGTCCTAACTTCAAAGTCAAAGGAGAATGGGCCGGAGAGGTTATGGGTATCGCTCAAGACGGAACACAAAGAGACCATTGGCTGTATAAACCAGGCGATGTGTTTATTGTTAACGAAAATGGCTGGCTTGTAAAAACTGATGAAGTTAATGCCTTGCTGTTAAAACATGAAAGTAGTAAAACTAATGAAGTGTAAACAAGGCGACTTAGCAATTATAAAATACAGTGTACGACCCGAAAACATTGGACGTATTGTAAAAGTTGCTGAACACATTGGACACTATGAACGAGGAACACATTTCCATTTTAATGGAGTAATGTGTCAAGCGGCAGTCACTGATAACTTTTGGTGGATTGAAGCAGATGACCTGAGCATTATGCTTGGGCCATCGCCTCGTGCATATATTGCAGATACTTGGTTAGAGCCAATTAAGAATCCAGATGAAGATGCTACTAAAGAAGCAGAAGAACTAGATTTGTTTGGCATGAGTATGATGTAATGAAACCAAATAAAAAATTTGAACTTACAGTAAGAGACATTGAAGTCATTGAATCAGCACTAAGAGCAAAGGCTGGCCGTAGAGGAATGGCCATTGCTCAAGGCGATGTATCTACTCAACTCCATGCGGAGATGACAGAGATACAAGAACTGCTAGGACGTATACATCATCAAAAGAATTGGTATACTCCAAAAGAATTTGTCCCAGGTGGTTGACATATAACAATTTCTGTGTTATAAATATACTTGTAACGTTGAAGCAATTCAAACGACGAGCTGGACTCGGGGGCGGTACCCGACAGCTCCACCAAAAATACATTCTGCTTACTGTATAGCAGAAGCAACAGACTGATAAACTGAGAATGTATTTTTGATGGGGCTGAACTAGGATCGACAGGCGGATTAGTAGAAGAGTGGAGTTGCCCGGATGTAAGCTCGGTTAACGCGAACAAACTTAATAATTGCAAACGCGAATTATTCATTAGCGGCCTAGGCTGTTACGAGGTAGTTAGGCCTTGTTACCAAACATAGCAGGAAAGGGAGCTTCGGCTCCTTTTCTTTTATCTAAAAATTCACTTGACAAAGACACTGTAATGTATTATAGTAAATAAAGTTACTATTAACCACTAAACCTAATAAGGAAAGGGAGCCCATTTGAAAATGAAAATCATCGCAGGGAACGCAAATATACCCCTCGCACAAGGAATTGCAGAAGCATGTTTTGCCACACTAGTTCCAGCAAAAATTACAACTTTTGCTGACGGCGAAACGAGTGTTGAATTTTTAGAAAACGTCAGAGGCGAAGATGTTTTCATTGTACAAAGTACAAGCACACCAGTCAATGACAGTCTAATGGAATTACTAGTAATGATTGATGCGGCACGTAGATCAAGTGCTAGTCGTATTACAGCAGTTATTCCATATTTTGGATATGCTAGACAAGATCGTAAGAGTGCAAGTCGTACTCCTATTACAGCAAAACTAGTTGCTAACTTATTAGTTACAGCAGGCGCTGATAGAATTTTAACAATGGACTTACATGCAGGACAGATACAGGGTTTCTTTGATATTCCGGTGGACGATTTAACAAGCCGTATGGTATTTGCCAAAGACATTAAACGTAGTATTGGTATTATAGACGACCCAGAAGTAGAACAAGCAGGCACAGTATTTGTATCACCAGATGCAGGTGGAGCAGTAAGAGCTCGTAAGTTTGCAGACATGTTCCACGGGGACATTGCTATTGTAGACAAACGCAGACCTGAAGCAGGCAAGAGTGAAGTAATGGCACTGATTGGTGATGTTCAAGGCAAACATGCTATCCTAGTTGATGACATTGTTGACTCAGGCGGAACACTATGTAGTGCGGCCAAAGCAATTATGGACGCAGGTGCATTGAGTGTTAGAGCATATATTACACACGGTGTACTATCAGGCGAAGCATGTCAAAAGGTTGAAAAGAGTGTGTTAGATGAATTAGTAGTTACTGACACAGTTATAAATCGTTGTCCTAAGAACTGCAAGAAAACACGTCAAGTAAGTGTTGAGGCTTTGTTTGGCGAAGCAATTCGTAGAGTAACAAACGAAGAATCAGTTAGCAGTTTGTTCGTGTAATAATTATGCAACAGTTTCTTTATTCTTTATTCCACTAACGGCCATTCGGTGGTCGTGCCGAGGTAAGTAATATGTGAGCAAAACATTCCCACCCCCGCTCACAAGAATTTAATAAGAAGAATAAGGAAACTATCAAATGCGTACATTCGTACTAGCAATGGTTGCCGCAATGGCAACAACTTCAGCACTGGCTGAAGAAACAGTAGCAGTAGCTACTCCAACAGCACCAGTATTAACAGGTGCAATCAACTTAGACTTTGCTGAAACAACAGCAGGTAAAACAGCAGGCACTATGGGCGTCGAATTAGATTTTGACGCAGGTGATGTAGCAACTGTTGATCTAGACTTTAAAGCAACAGACGGTAATGCTCTAACATTAGACACATGGACTGTAGGAACAACATTAGGTGCATTTAATTTAGCATTTGGTGATGACAACAACTTAATGCCAGAAACAGGTGCAAATGCATCAGCAGACGGCACACTAGCAAAACCAGCAATGACAGAGTCATTACAAGTAACAATGGGTGGCGCAAGTGTAGCAGTAGGCTTAACTGACTGGACAACTGATGTATCAGAAGTAAGCAACCTACAAGGTGCATACACAGTAGATGCAGGCGTTGCAAACGTAACAGCAAGTGCTGACTACAATCGTGCAAGCGAAAACACTGTACTAGGTGCAGAAGTTGCTGGCCTAGACTTAGGTATGGTAACAGCAGGTGGTATGGCAACATACGACATGGATGCAGAAGCAATGGCTTTTGAAGGTTCAGTTGCAGTAAGTGGATTAGAAGCATACATCAACGGTTCAGATACTAACAAACTACAGCACGTAGGTGGTGAGTACACAATGAACGTAGCAGGTGCAGAACTAAGCGCAGGTGTTGATTATGACACAGACGCAAAAGATTGGACACCAACAGCAGGTCTATCGTTTAACTTCTAAGTTATAACATAACAACTAAAAGGGTCGCTTCGGCGGCCTTTTTTTATGACTAAATAATGTTAGCATATAAAGGGCAGGGCAAATGGACAAGCGCGAACAAAAACGCAAAGAACGTGTTGAGCGTATTCGCAATTGGTTCAACATAGACAACATTATAGATGCTAGTGTAGACTTATTCTTAATATTGTTTGATGTGCTAAGTTCACCAATACTAATTGTAATGAGATTAGCACGTTGGGTTATTGGAGAGTATCTGCTCGGCGGTGTAAAAAACAAAATAAAGAAAGTAGCACATTGGACGGAAGGCAAACATATTATAATAAAAATTTTAATATGGCTTCTTATAATATGTGTAGGAGTAATAATTCTAACATTTATGTGGCTCTTCGGAACAGCGTTTGGAGAGTTTGTAATGGAAGAATGGGGCGATCAAGCATTAAACTTAGATGAATAAACAACGAGGGAAATAAAATGCAACAGAATGAATATGATGTAAAAGTCATTAAAGTAGTAGACGGCGACACAGTAGACGTAGATATTGATCTAGGTTTTGGTGTAACACTAACAGACGAGCGTGTTCGTATTATGGGCATCGATACGCCTGAGTCACGCACAAGAGATAAAGTAGAAGACTTGTTTGGCGAAGCCGCTAAAGCAAGACTTAAAGAACTTATGGCAGACGGTGGTAAACTTATTACTACTGAAGACCGTAAGGGAGAA